TATACCCCATGACTAAAGAAGAGTTTGCTGCAGAGTTTGGGGAAGAAAAGGCGGCTAGCTTTAACTTCACCCGTGCTGTTGAGTCTTTTAACTGGACCTATACCAATCAAGACGTAAAGGTTGTTTTAGTGGCAGATTACTGGTCCAAGGTGCAAAAAGTTACAACTCTTGTGCGCATTGCAGAGAATCAGCTTGAGTGGCCACAGTCCATGACGTTACAAG